CCCGTGATGTTCGGTAACCCCGCTGAGTGGTAAGTGCCGACAGAACCAGTGTACGTTGTGCCTTCGAGGTAGCGACCGTCCAAATTCGGCAGGCCAAAGGTTGTCGACCCGTTGCCGGCACCGTAGATCGTACCGATAGCCGCGAAAAGGGCCGCGTAGTCGGTTCGGCTCACATTCGCGCCGTTGCAGATGAGCCAGCCGCTCGGGACCGTGCGCCCGGCGTAGTGGATGATCGTGCCGGGAGGCACCGACGGCGGAATGAAGGCCCCGACCATCAGTCTCGTCAGGAACGGCGTCATCAGTACGTTCTTTGCGGTGCCTTCAGTGACTTGCCCCTCGGTCGCGATAAGCGCCGGGAGGAGATGCGAGAAAGTGACGCTCTGCGCCGCAAGGCGCGCGCCGTCGACCGCACCTTGCGCGATCTTATCCCCGGTTACGCCGCCTGCCGCGAGTTTTGCCGTCGACACCGATAGATCCGCGAGATTCCCCTCGGCGACGGTTTTCGCGGCCAGCTTTGCCCCGGTAATCGAGGCGTTGGCAATCTTTCCGCCCGGGATGGTGTTATCTGCCAGCCAGGCCATCGAGCGCAGCGCTTCGAGGAACTGTGTTGCGGATGGCGGCTCGGTCAGCTCCTGCCCCGCGGCTTCGATGACGGAATTTCTCATTTGATCCTGCAAGTAATACCAGGCCGCCCCCGGCTTCGTCGCCGGGGTGCCCGTTTTCGGGTCGCCCGACGTCGGGTAGCCCTTGGAAGTAAGCGTAGAAGTGTCGGGCGGTGAATCAACCGCGCCGGATTTCCAATAACCTTTAGTAGCCATTAGGCGTCCTCCTCATACATAAAAATGACATACACATGAGCCGGAGCAAGCGCCCGGATCACGCATTCCAGCAAAGCATTTCCCCAGCGAGCAAGAGGCTCATCAGCGCCCCAGGTCACATCGAGGTATTCGGCATTCCCGTTAGACCGGATCGTGATGCCAAGCGTCATGACCGTCGTCCACTGTTTTTCGTAGAGCGGATGCTTCACGTCGTCATTCACGTCATGCTCCGTGAAGGTCGTTACCTTTGCCTGGTAGCCGAGCGTCCCGGCAAGCGACTCGAAAAAAGCCGCAGTCAATCCGAGATTCGACGTGATCTTCGCGAGAAGCTCCTGCCGCATCTGCTCCTGAGACGGATCTGCGATCGCTTCGAGACACGCAGACGGAATGCCGTAGTCGTCAAACCACCGGGAAAGCTCCTCTACCGAAGTTCGAGGGTCTGCCTCCTCGAGCACCTGATTGATGCGGGCATCTGCTCTCGCGGCTTCTCGCCCCAGGGCGTAAAGCACCGCGTCGAGAGTGCTCCCCGGTGCCCGGTTCCAGATCGGCCCTCTTGGCAGAAGCTCATCGATCTGATGGGAATAATCTCTTTCCGTCAGCGCCATATCACACCCACGTGATTTTTCCCGGGACGTAGATTTCGCCTACGCTCGCCGCCACGTCGTCCGTCGGAGACTGAATGCGGTAGCTAGTGATCTCACGCACCCCGGAGATTGCTCGATCCAACGACGTGAGCAGGATCCCTCCGCCAGGTATCGCCTCAGCCATTACTACCGATTCAATGGCCGATTCGATTTTTGCTTTAATGGCTTCAGTTTCCGGAAGGATGTCGAGAGTCATATTCAGCGGCTTCGGGATCGGCGGAACCACATGCAAGATCGCCGTGACCGGCATATTCGCTTCGATCTCTTCCTTCACGCGCTGAATCATCGTCTCGTTGGGGATGCCGTTCTCTGTCATGCCGTCTGTCATGAAACGGACCGTTACATGGCCGAGCCCAAGTTCCTGCGGATAGCACCATGCGCGCGTCACGCCCGGAACCTGACGAGCCCAGGCGACGTAATCCGCCTTCGTGCCGGCTTTCGGCGGGTTCTTTTGTCGAGCAAGAAGTCGTTCCCGCAGGCTCTCGTCCCCCTCTGCGTCCGCGCCTCCGGTGAGCTCGCCAGCTACGGCCGAGCTCATCACGCCGACGACCGGGCTCACGAGCGTCAGCTGCATGCCGGCCTCAGAATTGCCCGAAGCGCCCGCATCAGCCGCCTCAAGCGGAGCCGCGCCGTCTTTGCTTTCATCCGTGGTGACGTAGACCGCCCCGCGTTCGTTTTGAAGCTGCGTCCCGGCGGGCACGACACCTGTACCGGTAAAGGTGACGGTACCGACGGCCTTGCTTGCCTGCAGCCGATAGATACCGTACTCGGAAGCGCGCCTCTCGAGGTAGTTCCCTTCGGCGGTGCTCGTAAAGCACTGCCGGAGCACAAAGGCGATGTAGCCGTGAAGCCCGTGGGAAACGCCGGCGATAACTCGCGTCATGACGGAGGCGAGCGACCAGCGCATCACCTTTTTTCCTATGCGGCTCTCCGCATCTGCCTGAACGCGCCGGATGATCTCCGTGAGCGTAGGTCTTTCAAAAGCCATTTTCACTCCCAAACATTTTGAAACCGGGCCTGCAGTGCCTGCGTATCGTCAGGGCGATAACAGGTAACCAACAGCGCGATCTGGTCAACCCCCGAGCGCTCCGCAGAAACCTCAATGCGGGCAACAACCGCATCATCGATGAGCCATTGCAGAGACTCCTTCGCATAGGCTTCCGCGCGCCGGAGCGTCGTCGAAAGAACCTTCTGCCGCTGCAGCAGCCAGAGGCGCGAGCCGATTCGATCACCGGCCGCCTCCGCGAACGTGTCGCCCCACCAACCTTGACGGTTCGGCGCTCTCGCCCCATCATCCGGGTTCGACTTGCGCCATGAAAAAAGGCTGATCAGCACGGCCGCCGCCAGCTCATCAGCCTCGAAGTCGGATATGTCGGCCGGCTTCCCGTTCAGCATCATGTCCATTTAGCGCACCCATAGATCCTTAATCGCCTTTGCCGCTTTGGCCACTGCCCACACAGCTCCGGCGTATGCCATGATGTATATGGGCAAGGCGACGAAAAAAGGAAGCGTTTGAGCCATACCAAGGGCCCTCACAAGGTCTAAAATAAAATCCATTGAACACCTGCGTAGAAGGTGGTCACAAAAAACCCCGCAAGGAGTCCAGCCCTGCGGGGTTTGCTTTTTGGTCCGTACGAAAAACTCGTACGGTTAGTGCGGCCCGGATGTCTCCGCGCCGTCGCCTTGCTCGGTGTGCGTGTGCGTCTTCAGGCTGATCGGGCCCGCCTTCACATCACCAGTCGTCGTCAGATCGCCGGTAACGCTCGCACCGGAGCCGCCGCTGATCGCCATGCCGCCTTGACCGGTGATCAGCCCTTGAACGGTCAAAGTTCCCGTCAAGGTCGTGGCAGGCGTATCCAGCTTCACAGAAGACGCTTTCAGCGCGGCATCTCCGGCCACTTCTGCCGTCAGATTTCCGCCCACCGTTACGGTCGCATTTTTAGCGACCGTTGCCGTCAGCGTGCCTGGCGTCTCAATCACGAGTCCGTCGCGCGTCAGATAGACCTTCTGCCCGAGATCGTCGTAAATGGCGACCTCACCAGGTTTCATGTTCTTCAGACGAAAGCGCCTGTCAGCAACGCAGAACACGATGCCGTGAGATCGATCGCCGCCGAAAAACAACGCGAAGGCCTCCGGCTGCTCATCGTCCTTCGGCTCCGAAGTGAAGCCATAGGGCTCGACGTGCTCCAGATCATCCCGCACTTCGTCCGCGAGCAGCCGCACCTGTACCGCGCGCATTTTCTTCGTTCCGTCGGCCGCCGAAACGACGCCGCGGGCCATGATGTCGTCCAATCTTCCGCTCATAACAAAAAAGGCCGCATCTCTGCAGCCTTTCAAAAATCATTGACGTTGCCACCCGCCCATACCGTCGGGCCTGAAGGTCTCGTGCGCGCCGTCCCGGCGCTCGATCGTGATCCAGCCGTTGATGTCCTTCGTGATCGACATCACCTCTTTCGGGTCAGACGGCTCGAGCTTAAAACCTAGATCAGGCTCGCCGCCCGGGACATATTTGCATTCTTTATCCAGCATAGTTCCGGGGTACTTTTCGCAGACCAAATGCCTGCTAGGGACAACCGTCAACGCCTGGGCGCCAAGCGAGGCAACGCTCAGCGCGATGAGAAAGAAAATGCGCATAACTGCCTCCTTTCCCCAGATTATTTCACGTTCGTCCACGTCGAAGACGTTTGCTTTGTATCCGTTTTCGCGGCGTCTCGTCTATAGCCATCGGGGGGCATAAGCCCTAACTCGGCGGTCATTCCGGCCGAAGAGAGTTGGAGCTTCGTTTGAACAACCAGCATTTCTAAGCCTCCCGGAAAAAGCGTTTGATCGCGCACTATAACCTTTGTGTTCGCCCGCCACAGAGAGCCATCCGACTGTCTCCAGCCCTGCACTGTGTAGGTGACGGCGCGAAAGCGTGCGGCTTGAAAATTGGCTTCGAACTGGGCTCGATCACCGGCGGTCTTCAACGACGCCTGCCCGCTATCCTTGAGCACCTTCAGCCGGAATCGCTTCACTTCCGGGTCTACAGCAATACCCTTGTCTTCCGCAGCGGTACGCCCGAAATCTTCATCCGTACCGGCATGCTGTCCGAGCGCAACGTAGTGCGAAAACCGCGCCGACGCATCGAACCTCGCTGAAGCCTTCAGGATGTTGCCGCCGAGCTCAAGGGCGTCCGTCGCTTGTCCGGCCCCGCCAGGCTCAACCAGCACAAGATTCCCCGCCTCATCGTCGGTCAATACGAGATTGTCCTTCGTAATGAGCCGCTTGATCGATTCGAAAACCGTCTCTCCGGGATTAACCGTATGGGTCTTGACTTCGTTGCTCTCGGCCGAGATCGTGAGCGTTATGCCGTACGGCTTCGCCAGCTCTTCGATGATGCGGCCGGCCGGAAGGTTCTTCCAGGAGGTTTGAGGCTTCGCGGCCGCTGCGGGCGCGGCCTGCGCCTTGCCGCTCCTGCCCTTCACCTCGGACCACAGATTAGAACCCGCCGCCGGGGGCGCATAGGCCGCAGACGGCGGGCAGCAGTCGACCAGATCCACCGTTCGACTCTTCCCCTGCACCTGCACGGAAACGGTCTTGCCGTCGTAGCGGATGGGCGTCGAGGTGATGTAACCCGTGCACACCAGATCTTCGCCGATATAGACCTGTACGAGCTCTCCGGTCTGAAGCGCCGTGAAGTCCGTATTGCCCGGAAAGTTCTCCGTAACTTCAAGCGCAAACGCCCGGGCGACCTGTTCGATGCTCGATGTGATGAGAACCGATTTCCAGCCGCCGTAGCGCTTGCCGCCGACACGGATTTCAACCTGATTTGAGCTCATTCGCTTGAAACCTTCATTTCTTCGGCCGGACAGAAGCCTTCGTGATCAATGCCGTTGCGCAGCGCTATCTCGCGGTCGCGATTGGCGTCGTCGTGATAGTCATAGGCGAGAACCACCGCGGGCATGATGTCCGGAGGCGTGACGGTTATCAGCCGACTCTGGGCGTTAGCGCGCTCTGTAACCGCCTCGAAAACTGCCGTGCGTGCCTTCTCAATCGCCTGATACATCTCATCGTCGGTCTCCATCAGGAGTTCCTGATCAAGAACCTCAAGAAGCTCATTTCGGACCTCAATGAGGTCGTCGTAGCTCTGAATGGGTTCCTGCTCCACAAAAGGAGAAGCCGCCGCGGTGACCATCGCCCCCGGCGCCGACGTGTCCTTTGAAGTCCCGATCAAAGCGCTGACGCCGACAACCTGCGCAAGAAGAAGCTGGCGCGTGAGGCTTTCCACCGCCGCACGGTTCGTCATGGCCGCCTTCTGCGTATCGGAGAGCGGCAGCCTATCCCGCTCGGCATCTATCTTCGCCCTCGTACCGGAGGAAAGCTTCTCATCCGAAGCCAGGTTCCTGAGCTGCTTCGCCACCCGGCTCCACGCCGTCGCCGTCGTTGCCCACTTCGACAGCCCGAGAGCCCCGGCGAGCTTCTGCGCAAACACCTTCGGATCCTTCGAGATGAGCGCGAGCCCCTTCGAAGCAAGATCCGCCACCCCGGTCGCGAAGCCGAACGCTTTCGCGATTTCCGCGCTGCCGACCACCCCAAGCACGTCGAGAAGAGCGCCGGAAAGCGCCGAGTCGATGTACTCTGAAACGATCGATAGATCTATCGAGTCGACGAACTTGCTGACCGCCGAGAGCTCCAGCCCGTCGGCCGCCTCGAGCGCCGCCGATTGGGTGTCGGCGCCCGTTGCCGGAAACTCAAGGTCACCGGCTTCTGTAGCGACGAAGGTCAGGTAAGCGGTCCCGAGCCCGGTGTCGAACTTAAGCTCGCTCACCGACGTGACCGTAACGGTCATTTCGCCCAACCACGGATGAATGAGCGCCCCGGAACCCGGCTTTTCGATCTCAGCTAAAAGCGCCGTTCCGCGCGCGATGTAGTCGTCGCCGACTACAAAGGCCTCAATCGTGATCTGCCTGGTGGCTTTGCCAAGGTCTTCGACATAGGGTTTGTCGCGCTGCGGGTACTCATGTACCACGGTGCGCCGGCCGGCTCTGAGGCTCCCGCTCGTCACCTCGAAAGGCACGCCGCGAAAGCTCGCCGGCAGAAGCTGTTCACTACGAATAGACATCAGTCAGCTCCTACAAAGCGATCCGATCGACCTACCTGACCGTAAATATCCAGCCCCGGAGACCCGGAAACGTCGCTTACGGCCGCGGATGCTCCTCCGGAAGCGGTTACGCTGATGTTCATGCGCCCGCTCAGGCGGGCTTCAGGTGTCACCTGGGGGTTCTGCATCTGCTTCCCGTCGCCGGATGTTTTGCTTCCTCCGAAAAGGTCGCTCCAGTCCGGCAGCAGGGATTTGAAGTCGAAATTCGTGAAGTAGTCAGAGATCATCCTCCCCACGTTCCTGAGACTGTCTGTGACGCCCGTGTACCAGTCGAGGCAGGCCTTTGCCCATTTATCCGGGAGCAGATTGAACGCCGCCTGGAAAAGGTCGTCAAACCCGCTCAGCAGACCGCTGATATCTCCCTGGAAGAAGGCCTTCGCAATTGACAACAGCGACCCGAAAACTGCCTGGAACTTTGGTACAACCGTGTCCCAAACCGCGCCGATAAAGTCGGCCGCCGCAGATGCTCCTGCCTTCAGCGCCGGCCAAATGCTGTCCCAGTTGGCGAGCACAACGCCGGCTATCGCCGCCACGGCTGTCAGCACCAAACCAACAGGCCCGAACGCCCCGGCCATTGCTACGGCAGCAGTTCGCGCTGCAGTCACCAGGGTGCCGAACGTCTGCACCATCGAGATGATCGACGAACCGAGGGCTATCACGCTCATGAGCGTCTTCCCGGCCATGATCGCGCCCATGGCGTAAAGCACCGTATTGAAGCCGCCAACCGCATTGAACGCCCGAATCGCATAATCCGCCACGGTCAATACCGCGGAGGCGATGCCCTCGAAGTCGATCTTCTCGATCGTCTCGGCCAGCCGCTCGGCGACGGAAGCGAACTTCTGCGAAAAAGCCTCACGGTTCGCCGCGGCAAGATCGCGGAAGCGGTCAGACATGCGGATCACCGTGGGGGCGAGCTGCGCGCCTATCGTGTTGCCGACCGACCCGATAACGGCCCGCATGTCATCCATGTGGTCCGTCATTGTCGCGGCTGATGCAACCGCATCATTCGACATCACGAGCCCAAGGTCGCGCGCCTGCGCGGCCATTTGCTTGAGCCCATCCGAACCGCCGGCAAGCATCGGGATCAGCTTGCGGCCGCTGGCGCCCATGGTCGCCATGGCCATCTTCGCGCGCAGAGCCGGGTCCTCATTGCGCTGGATGGCGTCGGCAAGATCAAGAAAGACTTGCTCGACCGGGCGCATATTCCCGGCCGCGTCCTTCATCTCGATTCCAAGCTTCTGGAAGAGCGTGAAGGCGCTGCTTGACGTGTCGAGGCCGTTGGCGATTTCCGCCATATGCGTGCCGAGATCCTTGAGCGCATCCTCGAGATCTTCCGGAGCGGCGCCCGCGTGCGTAGCGGCATAGGAGAACTCCTGCAGCTGTTCCGCGGTAATGCCGATGCGCTGACTCATCTTGTCAAGCGCGTCGCCCGTACTTGCGAAGCTCGTCACGGCCTGCTGCAGGCTGAAGCCTACGGAGCCGGCAAGCGCAAGGAAAGGCCCGCCAATCCGGCCCGCTACGTCACCGGCGGTAGCGGCGACGTTTTGCATCGAGCGGTTGAAGAGCGCCACCTGCTTCTGCAGGTTCTTAAACTGCGTGCCGTCAATTACCTTCCGGAAGTTCCCCCACCGCGCAGACACCTGCTTCATGACGGGGGTCATCGTGTCCCGGACCGCAAGAATCGCGGTAAGTCTGAAATCCTGTCCCGCCATTTAGGTCTCCTTCAATCTCTCCTGAATTCGGTTCCACTGCTCCACATAGAGCAGAAGCTCCGACAAAGGAAGCGCGAGCGCCTCATCAGGAGAGATCCTCCAGCCGTAGGCCACATCAAAAGCCAGATCGACTAGCCCTGAGACGTCGAGCCCGCCTGCTCCCCGAAAAAACTAATCAGCGCCCAGCAAATCGCCATGAAATCCCTTGGGCTGAGCTTCTCGACCTCAGAGGGCGAAATAGCCGCGAGGCGGGAGATGTAGTCCGCGCAAACGCTCGGGCGGGGCGCCGGCGTCAGATCCGCGCCAACCGTGAAGGGGAACCCGAGCCGCTTGATAAGCTTCGTGTCGAGCCTCTCTTCCTTGAGATCGAGCTCCGTGACTTCCTTGCCCGCAATCTCAATCGGCGTTGTCAGCGTGTAGATCATGCAAGTTCTCCTGCGGTGCCCTCAAAGCGCAACGCCACCGTACCGTCAATGGGCTTATAGGGAATGTCGCCCACCATGAATGCCTCCGAAAGCGTGTAAACCATGCCGTTCGCGCACTCTGCGGTAATCGTCATCGCCGTTGATTCCATCAGCTTGCTGACGGGGAAGCTCTCCGGGACGATGAACGTGCCCGCGACGTACGGGACCGCGACCGTCTCCTTGAAGCCGACGACGCCGGTGGTCGAGGCCATGGTCTCGCGCGTCACCGAGTTAAAGGGGAACTCAAGGTCCCCCTGAAGTTCGAGCTGTTCTCCGTCCACCTTGAAGTAGCAGGTGCCGGCTAGTCTCTTTCCCATTTCTTAGTCCTCCGCGTACTGAAGACGGAACTGATTGAGGACCGCAAAGATGCGGAGCTGATTGACGAGATCGGGCGGGAAGAGGACATCCAGCCGATTCGGATTGTCTGCATTCCTTTCTACAATCAGGTACTGCTTGAAGAGATCCGCATTCTCGACGATCCCCGAAAGCTCGAGCTGCCGATAGAGCGCCACCAGCTCGCCGCGGATCACCGAAGGCGTCACGATCGCCTGTCCGGCACCGTAGCGTGTCCCGTCGTTCGCGAGCTTGTGGCGCGCGTACTTGGTCGTGATGAGCGACTTCATGCGGCGAAGCACGTATGCAAGCGTGTGCATCGTTTCGCTGTCGAGATACGATGCGTCCGCGTCGCCGAAACTGTTGCGCTGATAGGTCGTCACCGCGCGCTCAATCATGACCGTGCCGGATGTCGTCGTAAGCGTCGCAATGCCGTTTTCAAGAAGCGTCTGCCTGTCGGTCGTGATAAAGCGGCTCTCGGAAGGAGCGGCCATCACGCCGGTGAGCACGCCCGTCTGCGTGGGCCGCGCGGGGTCGGCTGAAATGAACACCGACGTCCGGGCGAGATAGGCCGCGAGCACCTCTTCGATCGGGGTCGGAAGCTCCGGCTCAACCCCCACAATCGTGCAGTGCTGGTCGTTTCGGGCGTTGCCGAACGTCTTCAGCGCATTCACGTCGCCGCGCTTTGCCGTATATACGTGGCCGTAAATCTGCCGAAACGGCGACCAGCGGCCGGACGTGTCGTTCATCTCCGTCTGGAAGGCGTCAAGCACCGCGGCATCCGAATAGGGGACGCCGATGAAGTCATACTGCGCATCGCCCATCGCCTTCACTGCGGGGGCAATTTCGGGATCAGTCGTGCCGCCGGCCATGGCCGCAAGCACTACGCCAAGGCCCGCAGGCGTCTTTTCACCGTTAATCGGCCCGCGCAGATTGAGCGCGAGCAGAATACCGTTGCCAAGCGAGCCCTTGTTGCGCGCCGTGAGCGTGCAGACCGCAGCCGCAGCCGCCGCGGTAACCGGCAGGTCCTTCTCCCGCGAAATGGCGTCGGCAAGAGCCTGCGCGACAACACCGGCCTCCGCGCCTTCTGCTACGGAGACCTGCACGCGCGAACCGCCAATGTAGAAGCTCAGGGTACCGGCTTCAGTCGCCTTTCCGGAGAAAGTCACCTCTGCCGAGGCGGCTACGGAGTTCGTCACGTCAGCGAGCGGAATGCAAACAAGCTGGCCGAAGCTATCGACCGTGCGATAGGCGACCACCATACGGGCCAGCTGAGACCCGCGGCCGAAAAGCTGCTTGGCCATGGCCGCGGTAGACACCGTCACCGGCTTACCGGCTTCAGCTGTGCCCGTATCGAGCATTTGGCCGATCAGGAGGCTCTGAGTGCTCTCCGACGGCGTGAATGCCGCGGAATTGTCTACCTCGGCATAAAAAAGCGGCACTCGCACGCCGCTCGGGATGGTGTTGAAAGAAACACTCATAGGTTCACCTTCAAAGTTGCTTCAATTTGGTTGTCCGGCTGATTCTTCTTGGTCGACGGTTCAACACAGTCAACCCTGATGTCCGCGCCCTCGAGAGGTCCGAGCTCATCGAGGTCCACTCCCTGCCACGTATCGCTGAGATCGAGATAGGTCTCGAATGAGAACTCAAACTGGAAAGCCAGCCGGGCATCGTCCATGTAAAGCACCTGCCCGCCCGAGTAGACAATCTCGCTGTACTCGGCAGGAGGATCCTGCTGCCAGCTGAGGATGGCGCGGAAGAGCTCGAGCCTCAGGTCTTCAAGAGAATCGAAAGCCTTCTGCCCGCGCTCGTCGCAGACATTGCTGACCAGAACAATCACCGCAAAAGTGTTCGTCACGGTCTGCTGATAGCCCACCTGCGACTCATTCCCGCCCGCATCTTCAGCGAGCGGGACGACATAGGCCGCAGGCAGAGCCGGAGCCTCATCCTCCGTAAGTCCTGCCCACTCGGCCGCCCCCGCAAAGCGGTTCTCGAAAGACGGGCACCTCCTTCGAAGTGCGGCAATGATCGGATCAAGTCTCATATCAGCCCCGGTTTAATTGCATTAGCCAAGGCGTCCGCCATGGACCTCTTGAAGTCGGGGGCCGCCTGCTTTGCGGCATCCTCGATGAAGTTCCTGCGCGGAGCCGCCACCTTTTCGCCCGGGCGCTTCTTATGCCTGCGGGCCTGTGCTTCGGTTTCCGTATTCGGCCCCCGATGCCCGTAGACGACAAAAGCCGGGTAATAGACCGGCATCGAGCTCGTCTTCGACGGCGAGACCATCACGGCATATCCGGATCGGGAAAGCCGCACGCGGATCGATCTCTGCATGCGGCCCGTCTGTCTGCCCGGGTACTGCCCGGCCTCTGAAACCGCCCTGCGCGCAATCAGGCGGCGAGCCGCCTTGCGGACTTCGTTGCCCGCGGATCGAAGCGGCCGCCTCAGCGCCCTCGGGTCATAGTCAATATTCCGGAAGCCTCGGTCTACCTGCGCGCTTACCAGCATCTCCCTTCTCCTCTACGTCCATGACCGTAAAGCGGCGCTCACCGCCTGCATCCGCAACCCGCTTCACCCTATAAAGCACCCCATCGATCACCAGCTCGGTGACGCCGTACAGATCCTGCGGCCGCGTCCGCCCTTCATAGCTTCGGATGTAGACGCGGTGCGTCACTTCCGAACTCACCTGCTTCGTCCCGAAATACATCCCCGATCCGACTACGGCGAGCTTCCCCCACACTTCATCTTTTTCAACGGTCGTTTGCGAAAAGCCGTTCCTGTCGTCAGGCTTTGCCTCTCGTACGAGAATCTTCACGCGGCGATTGAGTTCGCCAATTTCCGGAAGGTCCATGATCAGGTCCACGTTCTAAAAGGGTCAAGCAGCGCGCTCACAAAAGGGAGCGGCGACAAAGCCCCCTCCGTTGCCGAAGTGCGGTGCTCGTAGTAATAGGCGACATGCACGAGAATCCACTGCCGGATAGCGGCCGGGACGGCTTCCGGAGAATCGCCGTAGCCCTCGGTCCCCTCGCGCGTGACGAGCCCGCGCTGCAGCTCATGCTCGGCCATCTGCGTACAGGCAAGGATGAGCGCGGAGATGAGATCGTCATCAGCCGTGCTCTCAACTCTCAGGTGAAGCTTGGCTTCGTCCAAAGTCACCGCAGGAAGAGCCGTCGAAACTTCCACGCCCATCCTCTATCTCCTTACTTTCCGAGAGCGCTGGCCGCGGCCGGTAGCGCAAGATCGCCGCCGACAAGAGCAGACACGCGCTCAATGCCGAAGCCGAGGCGGCGCTCGGCGCGGATCGTGACGAGGTTCTTCTGCACGTTGTCGACGTCCTGTTCGAAGAGCTCGACGGTCATGCCCTGACGCGTCCAGAGCGTAGCCGCCTGCGTAAAGTCACCGACCATGAACTTGCCCTGCGGAATCGCCGGGGTCGTCCAGATCGGAAGGCCCCACAGGGTCTTCGGCGCGACAGAAGCCGGGTGCCCGAGGTAGTAGTCGCCGGAGGCGTTCTTCTCCATGAGCATCTGCGACCAGTTCACCGGATTGAGCAGGATGATGTTCGGACGGAAGAACGCCTTTTCAACCTTGGTCTTCGCAAAAAGAATCAGGTCAAAGAGTGTTGCGTTCTTCGCCGGAAGGTCGGCCGTCGTCGCGCCGTGGGGCGTGAAGTTTCCGGTGGTAAAGATGCCGGTGAGATTCTGATTCGTCCCGTCGCCGGAAATCAGCTGGTCTTCGACCACCAGATCAACGCCGTAGACAAGGCGCTGATTGATGTAGGCGACGAGGGCAGGGCCGTCCGCCATGAGCTGCTTCGAGACGCGGGCAAGGTGAGCGATCGTCTTGACCGTGCCCGTCACCGTTTCAAAAGACGTCGAGCCGAAGGGCTTCTGCGCGGCTTCAGCGACGAAGGCCGCGCCGTTCACAAAGCCGTCATCGCGCTCCTTCACGTATTCAAACGAGTTCGTCGAAATCGGAAGCGACGGGAAGAGGCCTTCAATCGTGAGCGGGCGGAAAGCGCCGGGCATGATGCCGGGGCGACGGTACGCCTGGATGATGCCGCCGGTCGGAGTCGTGATCGGGTTGAGCGCAGTCGTCTCAGATTTGGCAAAGGTCTCCGAAAGCTCGACGCGAGTTTTCTGCGTGGAGCCTGCGGCAAACGCCTTGAAGCCGTCGGCGGCAATGAACTGATCGCCCGCGGACTTTGCTTCCGGCTTTTCGCCCTGAACCTTTACGCCCTTCTGCTGAAGCTCGAGGATCTGATTCGCGAACTTCCTCTGCTGTTCGCCGAGCTCGTCCAGGCGCTCCTTGTTCGAAGCGGCGGTTTCAGACATCTTGCCTTCGATCTTGTCGAGGGCGTCCAGTACTTCTTTGAATTCCATCTTTTATTCTCCAATGGATTTTTCAAGCTTCCTGATCCGTTCAAGAAGCTCCGTGGTCGCCTTCTCCTCGTCGGCTTCAGACTCCCTCTGATCCTTGAAGAGCTTTCTGGCTTTTGCGACGAGAGCCGTCGCGGCAGACTTCGAAAAGCCGCCTGCATCCCGCAGGAAACCTTCGAGGTCTCTGATACTTTCGATTTCATCCAGATCTTCAGACCTGACTTCCGTGATGCGGGCCGCGCCGTCCGCCGGGAAGCTCACGACAGAGATCTCGAAGAGGCGTCCGACGGACTTGATCACCCGGCCACCTTCCTTCTTCTCATCCTGAGCGCCGCCGCGCATGCTGAAGCCGATAGAAAGGCCGTCAACCGTTCCGTGCTTCAGGGCCGCGAGCACCGCGTCCGCCTGCGGGTTCCCAGGGGTAAGTTCGCCCTCAACACGCAGGCCCTTTTCATCCTCTACCGCCGAGGTCCACTTCCCGATAGGAAGTCCCCACTGGTGGCCGTAAAACATCTTCGGCAGACCGTACTTCGCGAGCGAGTCCTTGAACGCACCCGGAAGAATCGTGTCGTGATAGCTGTCGTCACCATTGAAGACCGAGGCGTAGCCGCTGAACTTCCGCAGCTCTCCACCTTCGAACTTCAGGTCGACATCCTTGAGCTCAATGCTCTTGAATTCCTTTCCCATATTTACTGCCTCACGGGTTCACCATTGATCGGCGAAGACGCCGGCTGTACTTGCCCGAGCTTCCGGAGCGGCACCAGGTTGCTCTGCGCCGTGAGCTCGTCCCCGCCTTCCATCGGCGGAAGGTTCTCAAGGCGTCTGATTTCGTTTCTCGTCATCGCTCCGTTCTGGCTCATCGTCGAGTAGAAGGCCGCTCTGCTCGCCGGATCGGTCCGGAGAAGCCCATCCATCTTGAACTCGATCGTGATCGGTTCGTAGTGCTTCAGCCTTCGCTCGAGCGCCTGTTCGAGCTGCTTGCAAAGCGGCCCGATCGTGAATTTGTGGAACCCCGAGACGATTTGCTCAATGCCCGAGCCCCATGTCGTTTGCCCCGTTGTTCCAACGAGCACGCCGGGCACCCCAAACCATCGACAAATCTCTTCAATCGTGAAGCGCCGCGTCTCGAGGAGCTGGGCATCAGCGGGCGAAAGCGACATCTGGGAATACTTGAGCCCTCGGTCTGCGATGATCAGCCCGCCGCCGGACGAAGTCATGTTCGTCTGAAAGCGCGTCATCAGCGCCGCAACCTGCTCCGCGCTCAGCTTTGAGTCAGTCTGCAGCACGCCCGTTGGCTTCGATCCCTTCCCATACAGCGAATTCGCGTTGTCCTGCGACCGGATAGCCTCATTGGTCGTGGCGCGCATAAAGTCCAGCTTCGAAAGCCCGAGGAACCCATTGCCGAGGCCTTTCCAATGAATGACGTTCTCGGGCGCAAGCGCCGTGATGTCGCCATCCTGGTAATAAACGTAAACCTCTCCGCCATCGACGACGGAAACTTCCATCTGGTCGGGAGACAGCGGGATCAGCGCAATCGGCTCCCCGGTGCCATCGCGCTCAATGAGCGCATAGGCATTCCCGCGAAGCATGCGATTGACAACCATCGCCGAAAGGAACTCCGACGGCGTCATCCAATCGTTCGGTCTTTCGTGCAGCAGCAGCCACAGCCGGTTCATCTTGTCCGGAACGCGCCCATCGCCTTTATCTCGATAGACATAAAGCGGAAGCGTCGATATTGTCTGCGCGAGAATCTCCACGCACGCGAAGACCGCCGAAATCTGCAGCGCCGCATCGGGCGGCGTTAGCTTCGTCTGGTCAATAATCGGCGCCAGCGGCAGGCCAAGCTGCTGCCCGGACGCGGTGCCGAGCGGCCCTCCCCACCCGGTCACCCAGCTGACAAGTCGCCTTACAAACATTCATCACCACTCAAAGAAAGTTTCCTGACCCGACTCCACAAAACCCTTGAAGTCGTCGTTATCGTCGGCGAGCGCATTTCCCATCGCCATGATGAGCGCAATCACGCCGTCGATCTTTTGCTCGTATCTTTCCTTCCGCGGAAAGATGTTGTCCTTCGCGTCCAGCTTGGCCACGACGTTCCCCATCATCCACGTCAGAATCGGGTTGCCGTCATGCAAAAGCCGGCGGTCCAGTACCAGCGCCTCCACGCTTTTCATCGGGTCGCTCATGTTCTGTACCGTCATGCGGCACTCGACCATGGGCGCGTCATCCTCAGAAAGCGTCGTCGCCATTTGCGTCGCTTGCCATGGGTCATAAACCACGGCTTCGACGTTGAAACGGCTGAGGTCTTCCCTCAGATCCTCTTCGACGACGTTCAGATCCGTCATCGCGCCGGGAGTGACATGGAGATGGCCTTCTTCGGCCCATCCGGAATACTGAGAGTTGACAGCGTTTTCTACCGCTCTCTCCGGAAGGTAGAAGTCGCAGAAAACCGCGTACCTGGTCGGACCGTCGGACTCAAGCGGAAAAACTCTGACCTTGGCGGTCATGTCGTTCTTCGAGCCCAAGTCGAGCCCGATGATGCACCGCTCGCCCTCAAAGTCCTCAAGCCGCAAAGTGTTGTCCTCGCACTGACCCCAGGCCCCCATATCCATCCACGCGTTCGACGCGGAGCACCAGATATCAAGGTGCTTCGTCTTGAAGTTGTTGATAGCTGATGGCAGCGCCTTCGCTTTTGCGAGAAGCGACAAAATCATTTCCGGACGAACGCTCACGCCCCAATTCGGATTTGCCTTCTCCAACGCCTCAAGCGTAGTCCAGTTGTCTTCCTCGTCCGCCGTGTAGATGATCGCGAACTGCGTCTCGTCTACCGCCTGGCGCTCGAGCACCCGCGTGCTCATCGTTCGGACTTCGTAGCAAATGCCCGATGTATCGAACCCCGCGGTGGTGATGCACCACAGAAGCGAGCTCCGACGCTTGCCGAGAGACGTTTCAACCACGTCATAGACCGCTCTGGTCTTATGCGCATGGAGCTCGTCAACGACCGCCAGATGCGTATTCAAGCCGTCGAGCGTAGAGCCTTCTGCGGACTTCGCCTGAAACGTGCTCCCCGTGCTCGGCACATAAAGCGCATTAGCGAGGACCTCAAGGCCGAATCGTTTCCTCAGCGGCAGATTCGTCTCGGCCATGCGCTTCGCGTCCCCGAAGACGATCTTCGCCTGATCGCGCGTCGTCGCAAAGGAATAGACCTCCGCGCCGGGTTCGTTATCCGCTACAAGGCAGTAGAGCGCTACGCCGCTCGACAGACAGCTTTTGCCGTTCCCGCGCGCGACCTCAATGTAGACGCGCCGAAACCTCCGGCCGCCGTCCTCTCTGCGCCTCCAACCGAATGCCGTCGTCAGGATGAACACCTGCCACGGCTCGAGCTTGATGCGCTGTCCGGCGAGTTCCCCTTTCGTATGGGTCAGGAGTTCAATAAAGCGACACGCCCTTGATGCCGCCTCCGGGTCCCATACGAAAGGCCCGTCCTCTTTCCATCGCTTTAAGTCATCGCGCTGCCTCTGGCACGCCAGCTTGACCCACTTGCATGCGAGCTGACTTCCGTCAAGCACGCGCGCCGCGTAGTCCGCCGCGATAGCACAGTAATCGCGAGTCTTCTTTGCAGTCATATGCGTCTGCCTCCGTGAGATGATTGAGGCGTCTCTCTTCCACAAGCCAACCCACGGAGGGTAAAAATGAACTCAGAGCCTCAAACTAAATTCATGCACGAGGAAGCTACGAAGATCATTGAGGCGGCGATCGGCGCCGGCCTCATAAATCTCCCGTTCCTTACGCAGTGCCGCGCCGAAAGCTTCAACAAGCTCATCGACGCTCAGCTCCCGGACCCCGGCGATATCAGCCGAAGCTCCAGACTTGAGCGGACCTTTGAGGCCGAGCGGGAGATTCTCGCTCGCGACCTGACTGCCGCCGCGCGACGCGATGCCCTCTACCTGCGGCATTTCTTCGCCGCCCTTCAGGGTATCGAGCTCCGGGAGTGACCCGCCGCTAAGGCGATCTTGGAGCGTCTCCACTTCTTTGCGCAGATCCCAAATGAAGTAAAGGCACACCAGGATCGCGATGCTTGCCCCGATGTCCCCCGCAAGATGAAGCCATTCCATATCCATCATTTCTCCAAGAAGAGCCCAAACATCTCCCGCCATGTCCCTTCGCAGGGGACCATCAGGGCGAGAAAAACAAAAATCAGCGTCAGCTGCAGACAGCTCCAGCCTTTCCGGATGAAGAACTTCCGGCGGGGCGGGGACATCAGCGGGTGAAAGCTCGCTGCGAGGATGCAGCCTGTTCCAAGGCCGGCGAACACCCCACTACCGAAACACGCAACACGGTGAATCCCGCCGAGCAGTGCGCTCAGATAAATCTGCAACTCCGTCATCGTCGATCCTTAAAAGTCTTCGAAGGCATCCTTCTCTTCCTCTTCCGCTTGAGCGGGTCTCACACGCGCGCGCGAGGCAGGCGTAAACCCCAGCTCTCGCTCACACGCCGCAAGGACCCCCTGCACGGCGACCAGACTCTTCACGTTCGGATGCTGCTTAAGCTCCGTCGATCCATCCATCTTCATGACCGTGATGGTCGTCCCGTCATGGTCAACCGCTTTTGCAAGCTTCCGGTAAAGCGCGTAGTTTCTCGCCCACCGCTCCAAAACCGTGAAGTCCGTAGCGACGAGCAGGCCCTTCGGCGCGTACTCGACCGCAATCTTCCACGCCGCCCGCGCCTCTTTCGTCAGCCCAACCGGCGGGGTCGGCGCCAGCTCAGGCGTCGTCGTCGCGGCCAGTTTTTCAAGCGACCGACAGGGCTGAAGAGTGCCCTGGGCGGCCTTTACCGAATCCGGTTTTCTGGGTCTTCCGCCGGGCATTGAAATTCCTCAAATTTTGCACGCGTAAAAATCTAGGTAGGGGCGCGGTCTTGAATGCGTGTGTAATCGACTTTAGACCCGCCTACCCCATGGTTAGCGATTGGGGCCTTTTGACGCGTAGCGTTCCCAAACCCACCATCCTCCGCGGCCGTCTTCCGGCTGTGGCAGGCGTGGCATAAGGCCTGAAGGTTCTCTTCATCCCACATGAGCGCCTCATCTCCCCGATGCGGTCTGATGTGATCCACGTCCGTAGCGGGCACCGCGCGCCCCCGCTCCAGACACTCCTCGCAAAGAGGGTGTTCTGAAAGAAAGCGCTCGCGAAGTCTCCTCCAGCGAGCACCATAGCCTCTGGCCGCCGACGAGCCTTTCTTCCGGAAGCGCCGTTCCCAGCGCTCCTTCTTCTGCAACTGCTCGCGCCTGGTTCCGGCTCCCTTGTGCTTGTCGCAGTACTTCTCGCCGCGCGGCACCGGGTGCCGACAGCCTGGATAGGAGCAGAGAGACAGCAGCGGCATCAAATCCCCTTTGCAATAGATGACAGAACAGTCTTAATCAGCTCGATCGTGATCGGGATGGAAAGGCTGAAAGCTTTTTCCTTGACAGCCGCCCAAACCGTCTTAGACCGCAAAGCGGCCAGCAGGTCATGCCCTTCCATGGTGAGGCGCGGATACTCGATGTCGTAATACCACGGTGGAGGCGCCGGCTTCGTTCGCACCTTCACGCCTTGAACGAGTCCGGCTTCAATCAGCATGAGCAGATGCTCGTAGTACCGGTTCTCTGCCTCATGGGCGGCCACAGCCTCCGGGTCAGTCGTTGGAAGCTGTGAAGCAATGGTGAGGTTGTCGTCAAGCTTCTTCAGCTTTTCTTCTAACCGATCGCGCTCGATGTCCTCAAGGACTTCGCGCACATCGCCCCAATTTCTGACCATACCTTCCTCTCAAAGAGAAAGGGCCTCTCCGGAGAGAAGCCCTTGTGCTCAGGACCAGGAACCAGTGAAGCAAAGTGAAAAGCTGGTTCGGTCCTGGTTTGATTTTAGGCAATCGACAGCTGAAGCCTATGGCCGAGTGACCGAAGAGTGGCCTCAATACGGTCGATCTTCGTTGGATGGTGAACGTCGAGAATCCGCGTCACTTCAGGAAGCTTCAGTTCGGCCTTCTTAGCGAGTTCGGCGCGAGAAACACCATCGCGCGCCATCGCATTTGAAAGCAGAATTTTTGCAACCTGATTTGCGCTCAGATGAACAACATATTCACCGGGAAGCGCAGGTGACGCCTCCGGAATAAGTTCTCCATCTTTAATACGGAACTCGACACAATCCTCGACGGCATAACGGGCCCAATTTTCAAGAGGCTCGCCATCCACGGAATATGACAGAAGTTCGGGCAGATCCCGGCAACGAACAATCTCAGTGCCGTCCTTAAGCTTTTCAAAGCGGCATGGAAAATCGAAATTTGACATTTGTCAGACATACGATCATGCAGCAAGCCCCGCCGGCTAAGGCGGGGGTGTGTTTTATTTCTTAGAGACTTCCTTCAGGCCAAGATCGCGAATGATGTCCTTGCGGATACTTTCATTCATCTCTGCGCCGGGGTGTCGAGGCATGGTTTGCGTTTTTGGGTTCCCCGGGACTCTCAGGCGAAGGTGTCTGGTTCCGTGGGTGACCTCAACGCCTCTCGACTTAAGCCACCGAAGAAATTCACTTTGCTTCATGATCTCCTCTATTGGTTGAACACGTGAATATTCTACCATGAGGTTAGCATTTTTGCAAATGTTATGTATTTCGACGCTACTTATTCCGGCATCAAAAAAGCCCGGTCATCTCTGACTGGGCTTACGTTTCTTTCGGGTGCAAAAAGGCTGCCCCGTGGCAAAACTCTCGAAATCGCAATGGAAGTCGGCTAAAAATTGTATGTTCAGTATACATACCTCAACCATCGTTGTCAAAGTACGTTTTGATGATTCTCTGGAACTTCTGACACACGCCATCAAATGCACGCAAGAAACCGCGATACGTCACGCGGAGTTCCCTAGCGCACAAACCGACGTGCCTCCCTTCTCCATAGACCATTTGAAGCACGCGCTTTTCCTGTGGAGTTAGCCAGGGTCCCCCATAGGCAGCAGATAGCTTTTCCGCATCAGCCATATCAGCACTCGAGATTGGAGGTTCGTTCCGGTACTCCTCAATAGCTGGAGGGCCATACTTCAGGCGGAGTTCGTTTAATACCTGAGCTGTCGGCGAAGGTAATGATTTCCTGCGAGCTCGAATGCACCGACTCCAGTTTTGCAAGCGTTTGGAGAATATCGGATCGATCATGAAAGCTCCTCGATGTAGACGGTGACGGATGGGAACTCTGCGTACGTTTTGGCAGCAGAGACCTCAACGACTTGAGCGTCATCCTTCCACGCGATGCCGTTGAGTCCATCGCAGATGATTTTGATGATGTTGTCCATATCCGGCTTCTTGGCAGGTCGTTCGCAGCCCTGCAGGCATGCTGCGCGGCGTTTCTGCGAGTACGAAGCAGGCACAGGGAAAGCAGCGAGGATAGAAATCTTGACTGCCCCGCGCATGATGTCTCGGTTGCACATCGCATACTTGCCAAGAACGGCTACACGGGCCTCGTAGCGACGGGTTTCATCGGGCGTATAGGCGTGGCCGGTGCGAGAGAAGCGCGGACGTGCCTTGCCCTGAGGCGTACCGGGAATGTTGAGCTTAACCACGGACCTTTCTCTCCTCTCGAGTGCGTTCTTCATACTTCGTAAAGCCGGCCGGGCTCCATGCTTTGATCTGATCGAGTTTGAACCTCAGCCCATAGAGGTCAGCGAAGATCGTAAAGCCGCGTCGTTCGCCGTAGAAGCGATCCCAGGCTCCTTCTTTTAGGACGAAGAAGAGCGCGGCACCTTCAGGCGGATAGGTGGAGATGTCGTCGATGTCCACCTCGGTGAAGGTGAAGAGCAAGCGCTTTGGCGCGTGTTCCTTGGAAGGCGGATCGATTGGCATGAGACGGGTGACTTTCTTGAGCGTCATTTTTTGTCCTTTGCTTGTTTAGCTTTGAGTTGCTGATCGATGCGCCATTTGTCGAAGGCGGCGCGGAGAATCCTTACGGTCTTGATCCGGCGCTCGATGCGCTCGGTGTCGGGCTCGGGGTCGAAGTTCGGGCAGCAGTCTTTGGACTCGACTGAGCGGAAGCGTCTGTAGCCGCCGTGGCCGAGGATTTCGCAGTAGACAAGGCCTCGGGCGAGCATTCCCCACTGGCCGCGGTGGAGCCGTCGGGGATCGCCCTTCGGCAGCGGCTCGAGCGGTGCGCAGTTGCGGCAGCGAAGACATTCAGCCATTGCCATGCCACCGCTCGATGATGGTTTCCTCCTTCGGTGGTTCTGACGGCTTGAAGCGCTTTTTGTGGCCGCGTTCACCGAAGCGGCTGAAGAGTTCCGGAGGCGCTTTGCGCGGAGCGGCCTGAAAGACGTTGTGAAGCTTCATGCGGTGCACGATGTAGTCGGCGATGTCCTTTTCGAGTTCCGGACAGATGACGCGGAGCAGGCCGTAGTCGGAATGCTCGCGCAGGTAGGTGCGGCAAAGGGCTTCCCTTTCTTCTGGCGTCGCACCGTACTTGAAGAGCGTGCCGATGATCTGGCGGCGCGTGATGTAGGTCGGGCCGTTGCGGGAAGTCTTGACGCCGGAGGCGAAAGCTCCGGATATAGCTCCCCCGCACATGCCGAGGTGATCGGCGATGCCGCGAAGGGAGAAGCCGAGGCGCTTGACGACGGTATGGACGAGGGCCTCGAACGGCTCGAACTCTCTGGTGCGGCGCATCAGAACACCTCCTCGGGCTTCAGGTTCGCAGCCGACTCTTTCACGCGGTAGTCGCTCCACATGCAAGCGATGGGGAAGAAGAGTTGATCGATGCGGGAAGCAAGGGCGCTTCCGAGAGCGGTCTTCAGTTTGTCGATCATGAGGTTTGAGATGAGGATCGTCGGATATCCGGTACGAGCTCTGGCGTCGAGGACTTCCTGCAGTTTGTTGGCCTCAAAGGGCGTGAGCGCGGAACGCCCGATCTCATCGAGGATGAGGCAGGAGACGCGGCCGAGCTGATGGATCATCTTGACCTCAGAAGCTCCAGTCGCACCCCGGAAGAGAGCGAAGAAGGTAGACGCGCGGAGGCAAACGGGGCCAACGCCCTGAGCCTTAAGGCAGTGATAGATAGCTGAAGCAAGATGAGTCTTGCCCGTGCCTGTCTTACCGCAGAGAACGAGGCCGAGTCTGGAACGCTCTTTAGGCTGAGTGACGACGCGAGACACGAGCCCTTCCGCAAAGCGACGGCAGATTTTTTGAACGCGTTCAGCTTCTTTGCAGGTAGGGCGATAGTCGTCAAAGGAGTGATCCTCAGCACACGAAGGGATTTCGCACTGAGCGGCATCAGCAAGCCGGGAGGACGCGACGGAGAAGAGATAGCGGCGCTCGACGCTCTTCTCGGCCTCAGTCAATTCCTTCGGAGCTTCTTCTTGGTGCTTAGGATTCTGCTTAGCGATCGCCCTCATCTGCTCTGCGATGGCGATGACGTCTTTCAGGCTGCCAATGGCGCAGAACGTCGTACCGGGTACGTTGCGCGTGAGGATTCTGGTTTGTGATGCTTGCTTCATAGTCATGCGTAAAGAGAAGGATCGAAGTTGTTGTCCCAGTCGTCGTTAGATGGAAGTTGGTACTCAGCCTTAGAGGCGTTCTTCTGCTCGAGCTTCTCGCGTCTGTACCACTCAGCCTTGAAGCCCTGCCAACCACGCTCACAGCATGTCGATAGAGCTTCTTCCAGAGTGATCCCGGCCTTTTCGGCTTCTCGCTGAATGCCCTTGAGAGCGGTCTCGGTAATAGGGGCGCGACGCTTGGTTCTTAACTCGGAGAAGTCGTTCCAGACCTGTTCGGAAACACTGTCAGGACGCGCGATGGAGGTTCGCTTCTTCTTCGGCCTTTCGGTCCTCTGTTCCGAAGGGTGAGTACCCTTTTCTTCCTTTCCTGAAAAAAGGTGGTCACCTTTTTCGAGGGGTGTACGCTCTTCGAGCTGTGCATCAGCGAAGAGGTTTTCGAGGTCCTCATCAGACATGGGCGGAGTTTCATTTTCGAGGCATGCTCCAGAAATGCTCGTAGAAGCGTTTTGAGAGCACCTTGCGTCGCGTTGGTGTTGTTTCCCGTCCGGTGTGTCAAGGTGGCCTCCGTGCGTGTTTATGGAGCGTTCTAAGGCATTCGATAGTGAAAGCCTCCCCGCGTTTTCGGGTTTAGAAGAGTTTTCAGAATTTGAAGACTGCGGAAAGCTGGTTGGCAGCGTCTGCGCTTGCGCAGATGCGACGGCGGCGATAGCCGACGAATTTCCGGAAGTGCGCATAGAAGACTCTGGTAGTTTCTTTATCGAGTCAGTGGTTGTTTCTATGGTTGTTTCTCGTACCGTTTCTGGTACGTTAGACGTACCGTTTTTGGCACCTTGAAAGTCCCGTTTTTGGGACGTTGAAAGTACCTTTTCTGGTACGTTCCACTTTTGGGACGTTCCGTTTTCGGTACGTTCATAGCAGAGGCGATAAAGATTCCTGCGACCGGGGCCGGGACGTTTCTTTGTTTCGATCAGACCTTTCTCAGTCAGAGACTTGATGGCGGCGAACACCGTTTTGCGGTTGAGACGAGTATGCGCGGCAATGTCTTCCGCGCTCGGGAAGCATTCGCCGCTTTCGTCGTCTGCACGCTGATTCAGCCAGAGGAGTGTCAGACACTCCGCGGGGGTATCAACACATGCAGTCCATGCCCACATGTCGTGTTTCCAGCCCATGACCGCACCTCCCTTACGCCCGCTTTGTGCGAAGCGGCGGGAAAGCAAGAGAGTTCAAAAGCGACCAGTCAAGATCGGGGCGCAGGGATTCACGGGTAACTCGCCCGCCCGAGGCGCGTTCAAGCGCAACCGCCGTTACCGGGGAGGGCTTTTGCTTCTCGTTGTAGGTGATGTTGTAGAGCCATTTAAGGCTGATTCAGGCCTCTAAGGTAGCTTCTAGCTTCAGGAGTCATAACGGTTGCCGTTGATGGGGTTTAACACGCTACCATTATACCCCATTAAGGGCGCTTGCTAGGGTATGGCCTAAAGGTCATGGGTTAGGTAACTTTTTGCCCTAGGAGGTACAGCTATGCCTAAAAAAGCAAACCCCGCGCTCCGCGCAATACGGCTAAGCAACTTGAAAAAGCTGGTTGTGGCAACAGGCAGCCAGGCCGAATTCGCGCGGAAGATCGATCGCCGACCGCAGAACATTTCGGACTTCCTTGCGCAACGAAAGTTCATTGGCGACGCTTTTGCGCGACATATAGAAAAAAGCCTAGGTCTTGCGCCGGGAACGCTCGATCGCGACAACGATGCGCCCGAAACGCCGCCGCTCGAAATCGTTCGCATGAGGCGCATTCCCGTATACAACTATGTGCAGGCGGGCTTACCCAATGGCGGTGATACCACATACAATGAGGAGGTAGACGGCCCCGACGATCTACCGCAGTCTTGCTATGCGCTGTGGGTTCGGGGAAGCTCGATGGAGCCCGTCTTCTACGAAGGTCAATGCGTCTTTATTGACCGCGATCGAGCGCCGCGCCCCGGCGATTACGTCATAGCCCGGAGCGATGAAGGTCTTTTCCCAGAAGGCTCCACACTTAAAAAGTACGTCGTCACGGGCATAGACAAGTACGGTCGAGAAATCTTTGACCTTAAGCCCGAGAATCCGAACTACCCAACGCTTCACTCTATCGAACACAAGCTAACCGTTACTGGGGTGGTTTGCGGCGCTTTCCAGCGCTTCTAGCCCGTCCCCCTCTACGTCCTATCCCGTCCGAGCCCGCCCTGTGCGGGCTTTTCTTTTGCTCATACCTCCGAATATCCCCTCGAACTATACCTAGTGATAACCCTAACATCTACACAAACAACTTTACGTTACGGGGTTTATAGGGTATATTTCGGGTATTGGAATTGACACCCCAATACCTCCCCAAAGGGCCGAAAGCCCGGCGGGCACCGGATGATGATTAGTCAGACGGGCGAAGGGAAAGCCGATAAAGGCGCGGAGCTAGTACCTCACGCCGAGCGAGTAAGAGCGCACATAGGCAGACCTGAGCAGTGAATCTCTCTGTCCGGGAGTTGGTTCAGACCATCGGGCAGAGAGAAAGGCCAATTGAAGCGCTTTCTTTTGAGAGCGCTTCTGTGGGTCTTTCTTAGGAGGATTTATGAAGGTAGAAATTGAAGACGGCCGTCTGATCGTTACGCCGATCACGGAAGAAGATTCTCGGATCATCTATGCATTGGCGGCCGCCTATGCCGCATTCGATGCTGTTTGCTATCCGATCATGGGCGAAGCAGTTCGTTGCACCGATGACGCTTTCACAGACTTTTTCATAGGAGAAAGAGATGGAAATTGACGCCAAGCGATACTTCAAGCTTTCGCTTCCTGGAAGGAGCAAGACGGCCGAAAACGAATTGCGCTGGCTTCTGATTGCCGCGAGTGCGTATGCGCAGGCGATTAACGCTGCCTCGTTTCGCGAAGGCAAAAATGTTTTGGGAACAGGCGGCAGTTACATCGCTCCAATCACGCGGGAAGAGGTTGAAAACCAAAAGAAGGCGTTCGAGGAAGCCCTAAGCGCCTTCTTCGATGAGGTTGAAGCCTTACGGCAACTTACTTCTGTTCATCACGGCGAGCCGCAAACCGGCGGCATTTCTCATAGAGATCAGCCAGCAACTCGAGATCGTGATTCAGCGGGTTCATGACTTCATAGTCGCCCTCATCAAAGTAGTCGAGCTCCTCACCTGCTTTGGTTGTGGGGATGCGATCCAACTTGATCGCACCGGACATGAGCAGGCCAAAGAACAAAACTTCAGCCTTTGAGAGTTTTGGAAGGTTCTCCCCCGGATAAAAACCTTGAGGGTTCAGATCATCGAACATGGATTTCTCCTTCGGTGAGTTGATACGGAATGTAGAATGGGAGTCCGACGTTCATATCTTCGCACCGAAGGAGACCTCATATTCAAGCCTCTTCTCGGAGCGAGAGAGTGATTTAAGGCTTCTCCGGGAGGAGACTTGAATCTGAATGGAGAACACCATGATTCAACACGACAGCGATTGTGCAGTCCACAACGGCCCCGCGCTTCCGCCGGGGCCGTGTAACTGCGGCGCTCAGGCTAAATATGAACGCCGATGGATTGCATACCTTCGTCAGCGGGGTTGTAGAGCGGTCGCTCACCGGAGAATTGCTTTTGGCATGTGGTTAGGCCAACGATTTTGTCGAGCAAAAACACGCGCCACTCGGGCACTTTGCCTGACCTGCTACCGCCTGCTGTTTGGTAAGCGCGCAGCGCGGGACGCCCTGCGGTGGTGGTGCCGAGCAAGAAAGGCTCGACGACGCGAAAGCATCCATCGTATGTGAACGTCACCACTCGGCGCTTCTCAATCGCTTGAGCAAGCACGTCATAAACACTCATGTTTTCTCCTCTGAGGTAGTTGAACAAAGTCGCACTGTGAGAGCCGCGACAAGTTCAGCTTACCCCAGAGGGAGATTCCAACTTCAGCCTGTTCGCAAGAGTGGTCTGAGGTTGACTTTTCGTATAATGGATTGCAGAGACACACGGGGACACGACGTGACACTTACTGACAATCAAAAACGCGCTCTAGTGAAAAGGATCGCCGACATCTATGAGAAAGTAGGTGTTGCAGGTCTGGCCTTAGGGCTTTTCCAGTACAACTTCCAAGGGGCGTTGATTGGACTGGGGTTCTTGGCGGTCAGCCTCTTACTCACATACCTTTTGGAGCGATGAACATGGACTTATGGACGCTAGTAGCCATCTTTGGCGTAATCGGTGCGGCATTCGCCCTGTACCTACTTCGCGGTCTTCCCCCAAAGCATCGTCACTAACCGCTGACGCGAACAATCAGGCCCTCGTACCGAAAGGTGCGGGGGCTTTTTCATGCTCTCCTCTGAGAGCCCAGCTTCAAGCCGCTTCCTCGGCATTTATTCCAAGAATGCTGCGCCCCCATGCAAGGCACGTCTCCGGGAGACGGCTTGAACCTGACCTACCACTTTTCACGCCCTCAGCGTTTCGCGCGCTGGGGGCTTTTCTTTGAGCACGACATGAGCACCTACAAAACCCTCGTGGACTTCCGGCTGTTCAACCACGCCGACATGTGGGAGGCCTGCAAGGGGTTCCGAAGCGTGATCCATAAGGCGATCTACACGGCCGACGTGGAGCTTGCTGCTCTTCTTCGCGGACACCTCCAGCAGCTCCTCGACATTGACGAGGACATTGAAGACCGCGAGGGCTTCGCTTTCGCGGCGGGTGCTGCACTTGCTCACCAGATGAGGAGCCGCAAATGACCAAGTTCACGGAATTCCTGCTCGACGCGCTGACGGGCCGCCCGGCCAAGGGCTTTACCCCGGCTGAGCTCGCCAGAGAGCATCAAGCTCAGATGATCGGCGTCATCGGCGGGGTCATCTTCTTCGCGACGATGTGCCTCGTCATCTACGGCGGCTCCTTCCTCCTTCGCTACCTCGCAACCAACTGAGGTTCACTATGCAATACGAATTCATCCCCCGCATCCTTTCCGGCGCGGCTGAGCTCGAGATCGACTTCTACCGCGATCTCTACGAACTTGGGGTGTGGTGGGCGCTCCTCTCCGGCCATGACCGCGAGACCCGCGCACGCCGCGTCCTCGAGCGCTCCCTGTACAACGTCGAGGGGTTCCGCGAAGCGTTCGACCGCGAGGCCGCCAAGGGCGGGGAGTTCTTCGACGTAATCGACCGCATCCTGCACAAGGCCGACCGGGCCTGCAAGGAATGGTCTCAGTACGAGTACGAGGAGAACAAGCGCGACCGTGCTGAGGACGCCGCATGATCAGGCGCACCAAAAAGGAGCTCATTCAGATCTTCAAGAAGCTCCGCGAGTCTCACGCTTGGTCTAAGGACGAGACCGGAGAGCTCTCGATCATCCGAGAGCGCTACGAGGAGGGCAAGGAAGATGAAGTTCATCGCCTGATAGGTGAACTGGACGCCAAGCTAGGCGCAAAGCGTCTCGCACTCTTCGCGCTTTGGAGTGACCTCACCCGCTCAGAGAAGGAACCGCAATGACCATCCCCCAGCACCCGCACCGGCATCGCTCTCAGCTCAGCAAGCGCCAGCGCAGGGCATGCGCAGCGCGCAACGCCCGAGCGAGAGAGCGCAAGACCAAAGCAACGAAACACACCAAGGCGAGCTTCCTCCAGGGGCTCGCCTTTTTACTAGGGAGATTTTTCCGATGACAACCGACTCAGCAGACCGGGCCGAATGGCTCAAGCAGCCGGAAGCAGAAGCGCGCCGGGGCCGCCAGACGACCAAGAGCGGCCGAACAGCTGCGAACAACCGCACAGCCCGCCCCCAAACAGGCGGGCTTTTTCGACCTCATTCGCTACATCTTGGAAAGGTGGTTCAAATGACACCGAATGACCAGAAAGAAAAAGAGGTTTGGGAAGCCGAACAGGCCTCCGCAAACCTCCCTATGTCCGGGCAAGACGAAGACGACATCGAGCGCATGCGAAAAGAGTTCGATGAAGTCTTCGCGTTTTAACCACACGGAGAATCATACATGAGCTACGGAACGCTTGTTTTGGGCGAAAGTGGGTCAGGCAAGACTTGCTCCCTTCGCAATATCGATCCAACCAAAACGCTAATCATCCAACCGGTCAAAAAACCGCTTCCTTTCAGGTCAACTGGCTGGAAGTTTGTTCAGCTCGGAACTAAAAAAGTTGTCGAGAACAAGCGAGAGCGAGAAGAGCTCACACGCCTGAGTGGCGGCAACATCCTCTGCACGTCCAACGTCCCCTTCATCCTTCAGTCCATGAAGGAGACCTCAAAGGAGATCATCGTCATCGACGATTGGCAGTACTTCCTATCCTTCAGAATGATGGAGTTGCGGAACGTCGGAGGCTATGACAAGTGGAATCAGATCGGCGGCTGCGGGTTCGATCTCGCCAAGACCGCTTCAGAGCTCGACGATGCAAAACGCGTCTATCTCCTTGCGCACACGGTGGTCAAGGATGGCGTGACGCGCATCAAAACGATCGGGCAGATGCTGGACGAAAAGATCGTCATTGAAGGGATGTTCACAACCGTCCTTCGAACAGCGGTCGATCAGGGCAAGTACCTCTTTCGCACTCACAACTCAGGCTTCGACACCGTGAAATCTCCTCTTGGGATGTTCGAAGAAGACGAGATCGACAACGACCTTGCAGAGGTCGACAAGGCCATCTGCGAGTACTACGGAATTTCAACACCCGCCGAAGAATCGGCAAAGGAATCTAAATGATCATCGGAACTATCAAGGCCGACAAGGTATCTGCCATCAGGAGCGAAACCCCGGCCCGCATCTTTGAAACTGGGGCTTACAAAGGAAAGATCCTGCAGGCAGAGCAGTACGAAACGAAGAACGGAGCCGCGATGCTCCGGTTTTACTTCGAATCGAATGATGGAGCCACGGCGTGGCTCTCGCTTTGCATCGTCAAAAGCGACGGCGAAGAGGCTTTTGGTATGGGTATCTTCCAGTCCATGCTTTTTTGCTCCAAAACCGAGTCGGTCGAATGGGTCGAAGGCAATGTACGCACCATGAAAGGCGAGATCGTGAAGGGCTATCGCGGAAAGGCGATCGAAGGAAAGCCAATCGGCCTCGTCCTTGAAGCAGAGCCCCGCGAATACCTCTATCTAGGGGAGGTAAAGATCGCCAACGACATGACGATCCGACGCGCATTCGATCCGGCCACCGGTCGAACCGCTAAGGAGATCGATTCGGGCGCGACTGAAGCCACGGCTATCCCCGCGCTTCTTAAGAACCTGAAGGAGCATCCTAAGGCGGTGCGCAAGCTTGACGGAGGAACGCAGGCACAGACCTCCAGCGCAGCTTCTATGCCGCCTGATCCGCCAGTCGATGACGACATGCCCTTCTAACAACCATTCAGCCCCGGTCAACCACCGGGGCTTTTTTGCGAGCACTCAAAATGAAAATTTACGAAATCCCCGGCGCGCTGCGCGAACTTCTCGACCGCCTCGACGCCGATCCCGACTACGCCCGGAACGCCCAGAAGGACGAGCCTGAGCCCGTCAAGGCCGTCGAGGGCCGCCGCGCCCTGACCTTCATGCACGGGAGCCCCGTCATCGGCTACGTCGTCGACGATGAGGAGTGCGGCCGCGTCATATGGCGAGAGCCGAAGACAGAAACAAACCTGCCAATTACCGGCCCGGTGCTATGCCTGCTCGCAAGCCCGGACGAGGAGCCGTGGGCATGGCGCAAAACAAACAGCTAAGGAGTTGAGATCATGCATAAGAGAGAAGAATCGGCAGACGCCGCCCCCATCGGGGGGTTCATGATCGACGCTAAGGGCGTCGCGGCCTCTCTGCAAA